GACCGAATGGACAAGCCACAGGAGTATTTAGAAATGAAGAAGCTCTTTAATAAAAGACAAATAAAAAGAATAGTACACGACTATAAAATGTTAGGTCAAGCTGCTATACAAGTATCATATAATAAAAGAAAGACAAGAATACTTAAGGTATCTCATTTCCCTATGGAAACATTGAGAGCTGAGAAAGCAAACAAAAAAGGTGGTATAGATGCTTATTACTATCACCCTGACTGGGCTAATATAAAGCCTTCTGACAACCCTAAGAGAATCCCTACATACGGACACGGAACAAAGAGTCAAACTAACGAAATATACGTTATAAAGCCTTATAGAAGCGGTTTTTATTATTATGCCCCTGTAGACTACAATGGATGTTTACAATATTGTGATTTAGAGCAAGAGGTATCTAACTATCATATCAATAACATAAAGAATGGTTTACAGCCATCTTTATTGATTAACTTCAACAATGGTGTTCCTCCAGAGGAAACACAATCAATGATTGAACGTAAGATATACGACAAGTTTAGTGGTAGTTCTAATGCTGGTAAGTTTATCATAGCATTTAACGAGTCACAAGAGACTAAAGCTGACTTAGAGCCTATTCACTTGCCAGATGCACACGCACAGTATCAGTTTATGTCTGATGAGGCAAGAGAGAAAATAATGTTAGGTCATGGAATTGTATCACCTATATTACTAGGTATTAAAGACAATACAGGATTTGGTAACAATGCAGAAGAGCTTAGAACAGCTTCTATACTAATGGACAATATAGTTATCAGACCATTCCAAGAAGAAATCATTTCTTGTTTAACTGAGATACTAGAGTTTAACGACATATTTCTAGATTTATACTTTGTAACTTTACAACCTATCGAGTTTACTGAATTAGAGAATATATCTACTAAAGTAAAAAGAGAAGAAGAAACAGGAGAGAAACTAAGCCAGAATCTAAAACAGATAGATGGCAAAGAAGTCTACGAAACAATAGAAGAAGCAGAAGCTAAGGCTTTAGAGCAAGGTTGTGAAGGTTATCATGAACACACAGAGGGTGATAAAACTTGGTATATGCCCTGTAAGACTCATAGCGAGTCCCTAAGAGACTTGGGAGAAGAAATGAACGACAACCCTATAAATGAGGAGATATGAGCTTAAAAGCGTTATTTATAAGTGTAGGAGACTTAAAGAAGAAATCTATTATCGATGGAAACGTTGATAGCGACAAGATAGTACAATATATTGAGATTGCACAGGACATTCACATACAGAACTATCTAGGAGGTAGTTTGTACAAGAAGTTACAAGAATTAATTATAGCTGGAACTATAACTGATGCTGCTAATTCTGACTACAAGACATTGTTAGATGATTATGTAAAGCCTATGCTTATTTGGTATACACAGGCTACTTACATACCTTACAGTATGTTTCAAGTAAACAATGGTGGTTTATTTAAGCACAGGGGTGAGAATTCTGACACAGCTTCTAAGGAAGAAATGGAGTATTTAGTGCAGAGAACTAGGGATACTGCTGAGTTTTATACTAAGAGATTCTTAGATTATATTTGTAACTACTCTAACTTATATCCTGAATATACTAGTGGTGCTAATGAAGACATGGACCCTGATAGAGATGTAAATTATACAGGAGGCTGGTTCGTATAATGAATAAGAAAAATGTAAACATATACAAGCCCAAGGAGGCTAATATAATTAAACTGAAGGAGTATTTACAAAAGGTAAGTAAAACAGAAAACAATAAAAATATTACAGATGGGATACGGAGAAATATATAACACAACTTGGTGGGGTAATGCAATAGAGACAGCATCATCAATAGGCACTAAGCCAGAGTTCTTTAGTGGACAACTTAAAATGAGTGAAAGACAAGAAGTAGAAGCAGTAAAATGTTTAGCAGATTGGACACACACAACAGCATTACAAGACTTAAATAATTAAACAATGGCAAAACCAAAATTAGCATTAATACCAGCAGCACAAGGCACTAAGTTTTACTCTGTATTACCGAGTGATGGTGTGGGAGACTTTACTTTCGCAAGAGGCAGCGAAGCAACAAGAATAAATGCACAAGGATTAATAGAGAACGTTGCAAGTGGTGTTTCAAGATTAAACTACCCAATGATAGATGGTGTTCAGAAAGGATGTCCACATCATATTTTAGAACCAGCGAGAACTAATGGTTTTCCTTATAGCGAATCTTTTTCTAATTCTGATTGGACTAAAAGTAATGCAACCATAACAGGTAATAGTATAATTTCTCCAGATGGAACATTGAATGCTTCTAAATTGACTGAAAATACAGTAAATTCAAATCATAGAATTTCAGATACTATTGTTGTTTCTGGCACTGGTGTTGCTTATACTCAATCAATATTTGCTAAAAGTGGAGGAAATGGAAGGTTTTTAAGAATTTCTAGGGGAAGTGGTACATATAACTTTGCTGTTTTTGATTTAGAAAACGGAGTTGTTGTTTCTCAAGGAGGAAGTAGAATTATTAGTACAAAAATAGAAAAATACCCTAATGGTTGGTACAGGTGTATATCTACTTTTACTACTCAATTTTCTAATATAGCAACATATTATGGTTTGCAAAATGGGAATTTAGATTCTTATACTGGAGATGGAACAAGCAGTCTTTACATATTTGGAGCAATGCTTGAAGCTGGTTCTTTTCCAACATCTTACATACCAACTAATGGAGAAAGCGGTGGTGTAACTCGTTCAGCAGAAACTGCTAATGGAGCTGGGAACGCTTCTACGTTTAACGACTCAGAAGGTGTTTTGATGGCAGAGATAAGTGCTTTGGCTAATGATTTAACTAATAGATATATACTTTTAGGAACAACAAGTAATAATGTTTACATAAGGTATCAAGATTCATCTAACTCACTTAGATGTAATGTTACTGTTAATGGTTCAAGTCAATTTATTGCAATTTTTACTTTAGATGATGAAACTATAAATTCAAAAATATCAGTAAAATATAAAGAGAACGACTTTAATTTATATGTAAATGGCTTTAAATTAAAAACAGATTTAGGTGGTAGTACTTTTACTGATGGAACTTTAACAGAATTGGCTTTTGATAATGGTGTTGGAGGTAATTTTCCTTTCTACGGAAACGTAAAACAAATACAATACTTTGATTCAGCTCTAGCAGATACACAACTTGAACAACTAACGTCTTGGACATCTTTTACAGATATGGCTAACGGACAATTATACACAATAGAATAGATATGGCACAAACACTAAAATTCGGCAATAAAACGTGGGCTACAAAAAAAGGCTCAACACTTGCTTATAATGACGAGAATGGAAATTACAAGCCTTTGCCCTTTGCGTTTACAAGGTCTACATCAGCGACACGAGTTAATAAAGAAGGTTTAATTGAGGTAGTAACAAACGATAGACCAAGAATAGATTATACAGATACAAGTGATGGTGTGCTACTTTTGGAAAATGCATCTACAAACTTGATTACTTATTCAGAAGATTTTACGGATAGTAGTTGGGATTTATTAGATGCTACAATAGAAAATAATTCTAATTTAGTTACACCACAAGGTATTAATGGGGTTCAAGAATTAAGAGAGAATAGCGACAATGATGACCACCTTATAAAATCAGATTCCACTTTTTCGTTAACTGATTGTTCTTTTAGTGTTTTTGCAAAATACAAAGGAAATAATAGAAATATAAAACTTTCACTTGGAACTGGTAAATATGCTTCTTTTAATTTACAAGATGGATATGTTTTTGATGTTCAATCTGCTACGACTGCTGAAATTATAAAACTTTCTAATGGCTGGTATAGATGTATAGTTAATGGCGATATATCTTCTTCTAAACTTAATATAATTTTATTAAATGACACAAATGAAATTTATCAAGGAGACGGAACAAGTGGAGTTTATGTATGGGGAGCTATGCTCGAAGCCAATTCATCAGCATCAAGTTACATACCAACGCAAGGTTCTGCAACGACTCGTGTGGTTGAAACTGCTTCTGGTGCTGGTAATAGCGAAGTGTTTGGAAATAATGGAGGTGTATTATTTTGGAACTCTAAAGCATTTGATAATATTGGAAATCTTGCTTTAACTGGTAGTAATGGAACTAACGCTGAACGATTTCAACTTTATTTTGATACAACTACGTCAGATAGAATAAAATCAAATGTAGTAACTGGAAATGTAGCGATTGCTCCTATGCAAAGTCAAGTTTTAGATGTTACTGCGTTTCATAAATGTGCTAATTCTTTTGCTAATAATAATCACGCTCTATGGGTTGATGGATTTAAAGTAGACACTGACACAAGTGGTGGAGTTCCTCAAGGAGTAGATAGATTAAATTTTGATAACGGAACTGGTACAAGTGATTTCTATGGGTCAACAAAAGAAGTTGGCTACTACGATGCAGCACTAACAGACCTTGAATTAGAAACGCTTACAAGTTACAGAACTTGGACATCAATGGTTAACGAATTAAATTTAAATATAATATACAATGGCTAACACACTAAAATTAGGAGCTGGAAAATGGGCAACTGGTAAAGATACAGTTTTATCGTTCAATGACGAAAATAATAACTTTAAGCCGCTGCCATTCTCATTCAGTAGAGCATCAAGTGCTACTGTTGTTAATCAATCTGGTTTAATAGAAACAGTTGGTAGTGGAGAGCCAAGAATTGACTTTTTAGATAATACTGAAGGTGCTTTATTGTTAGAGCCACAGAGGACTAATTTATTTGAATATAGCGAAAGTTTCAGTAACTCTTATTGGACAAAAAATGGTAGTACTGAAACAATTGGTTATTTAGCACCAGATGGAACTTTAAATGCTTATAAATTAATTGCTAACGCAACAGATAGTTCTATTTATAAAGTTTTTAGTGTAACATCTGGAACAACGTACAGTTTAAGTTTTTATTTAAAAACAGTAAGTGGAACTTTAGAAACTACTATTGGTTTAGGTTCTCCTGGATTTCCACAAAACGAGGGAGATGGAGGAAGATACAAAAGCATCACAGTAACAAATGAATGGAAAAGATACACATTAACATCTACTGCTGATGCGACTGCAAGTAGTGGTATCTCTTTTGGTGGGTTTGGTGGGTTTTCTACTGGAGAGGAAGTTTTAATCTACGGAGCACAATTAGAACAAGGCAGTTACGCTACATCGTATATCAAATCTAATAGCGGAAGTGCTACAACGAGGGTGCAAGAAATCTCTGAAAACTTAACTAACAATATAAACAACTTCGGAACAAGCAATTTTTCTTTATTTATAGAATCTTACATAAAAGAAGGTTATAATGCTCGACTTAAAAAAATGCAAACTTGGACAACGAGGGGTTATGCCTTCTATCTTAATGCTTATGGTTTAAGAGGTCGTGTTTATGGGGATTCTCAAATTGACACAAATTATGTAGGAATAGGTTCTGTAATAAACAATTCTAAAAACAAAGCATTAATGGTTGTTGATAGAGTTTTAAATACAATAACTATATATTCAAATGGGGTAAATGTTCACTCTCAATCAATAGCTTCTATTGCTGGAGATTCTTTAGATAACACAGCTCCTTTAGAATTTCAAAGAGCAATAAATGTAGAAGCTGGTTTAATTAATGACTTTAAAATATACAATACTGCATTAAATAACGCAGAAGCAATAGCATTAACACAATAACAAGAGTAACAAATACACACATTAAACTAACAAGAGTAAATAATTAAATTATGAAAATAGGAAAGTACGAATTTGACAGCAGAGAAGTAGCAGAGTCTAAAATCAAAGCTTTAGGAACTGCGGAAGACGAAGACGGAAACGAGTATCCAACTCACAAGCACACTTTAGTACACTTAGGACACATTGTCTTAGAAGCTGGAGAGTATGACGAAGAAGGAGAAGAAACTAAAGCACCAGTATTATCTGCTAAATGGCACATTGATGCTCTATGGGCTGATGATGAAGGACACCCATACGGATGGAAGTCTGCTGCTGTTGACTTAAGTGGAAACGGAGTACACAGTTTCTTTGGTTTAGAATATGACTCATACAAAATCTAATGGTAAGAGCACTAAGATATTTAGCGGACAAAATAGAAGCGTTTCAGTTTATGTGTATAGCAAGCTGGAATAGGTTCTTGGATAGAATTAAGTTATGAGTATGGATGATTTTAAGTTAGGAGTATTTAATGCCACTTCATTGATGGTTAGCTTTACGCACGTCGAAAACAGTTTAAAGATTATACTGCTTCTTGCTTCTATTATATATACATTTCAGAAGATATACGAAGGATATAAAAGAAAGAAGAGATATGAGAAAAATAAATAAAATAATAGTACATTGCTCAGCTACACAAGAAGGTAAAGACATCTCAGTTGATACTATTAGAAAATGGCACGTTGATGGTAGAGGATGGTCAGACATCGGTTATCATTATATTATTAGTTTAGATGGACTAACAGAAGTTGGTCGTCCTATTGAAAGGTCTGGAGCTCACACATCTGGAAAAAATAAAAATTCAATCGGGATTTGCTATATCGGAGGTGTAGAATCAGAAAGAGGAGACAATGGCAAATGGATAGCTAAAGACACAAGAACCGATAAGCAAAAAAGAAGTCTTCTTAATCTACTTACAACTCTTAAGTCTATTTACGGAGATGATGTAACTATTCACGGACATAGAGAATTTGCAGCGAAGTCTTGCCCTTGCTTTGATGCTTATGAAGAATACAAAGATATATGAAAAAGATATTAGACTTTTTAACTGGTACTGTAATCAAAGAAATAGGTCAAGTAATAGACAACTTATTTACTACTGATGAAGAACGCATAGAAGCTAAAAACAAGATATTTCAAGTAATACAAGAGAAAGAGTTAGAGCTTCAAAAAATGCAGACTGATATAATCATTTCAGAAGCTAAAGGTAATTGGCTACAACGCTCTTGGAGACCTATACTTATGTTAGCTTTTGGGTTTATAGTTATATATGTAAAGTTCTTAGCACCTTTATTTGGCTTTACTATTCCACCATTAGAGAATGAGTTTTGGAATTTACTACAACTAGGTATTGGTGGATATGTAGTTGGTAGAAGTGCTGAGAAGATATCCAAGAATATTACAATCAATAAAAACTAAGCTATTCGTTTAACATGATGAGGGTGGTATCTCAAAATACCACACACAGAATGTTTAACATACTGGGGTAATAA